CAACAATTAGCGCGGCGATGAAAAACGTCATTATTATGACACTGCGAAAAGCCGGTTTTTGTTTTACCGCTATCGCAGGGTTGGAGATTTTCTCCAACCTGGAGTTGGACAAAGCGCGTTTGTCTATGGAATTACGCTCCACTAGCGTATACCATGACCAGCTTGATCTAACCCAACATCTTCTGACTAAATCAGCTTTACTAGAGCTTAATCCCAAACCCTACTACCGTTCGGATCCCTTGTTTATCCCCAAGTATCCGAACCTTCGTCGAGTGGGATGGGTTGCTCTAGGTTTAGGAGTCGTTCTTGGAGGTGCTTACCTTTATTATTGCTATCATCGTAAGTACTTACAGTCGATTCTTATCTCCAAAACTAAACGCAAGCCAAAAATGAATCCTGACAATGTTCGAGTGAATTTCAATGATTTACCACCGAATGAGTCACGGCCTGCTAAAGACCATACACACCCCGAAGCGGCTGCCAACCGCACAGGGGCGTCATTGTTCGTAGACCGCCTTGCCCGGTGCCTCGGTAAGACGGCTTATTTTGTTCAAATGTCACGTTCCGACGTTCGTTTAGGTCGCGAAGGTAGTCGTGAATATTATTGGTCGAAAGATTTGACTATTGAACCGCGAAGTATGGAAATCCCCGAAAACCCCCTAGTGACTTTTGTCGATGTTGATGAATACGTTGATATGCCTAATTTCTTGGCACGAAACGCTCATCCTACGATAATTTATACGTTCCAGCCTGATCAAGTGGCTAAAGTAGCAGATAATTATAGCTACACATTTGATAAGGACAACAATGTAACGTATAATGTTACGGGAGGTGGCAGTTACACCCATCCGGTGTGGAATTATAGCTCTGATCAATTTGACGTCAGCAACCGCATCTTTGGAATACCTTATCGTACTACGAATTATTTGGTTGACCGAAGAAGCACAGCCCCTGACCACGAGTTAGTTATGCTAACTCCTGTTGGTACTTGGGTAGGCCTTTGGGCCATTTTGTACAATTGGTGGATCTACGGGCGCCCTCTTACACGCCTGCAGCCCGCTACAAGTACAGGTTTTCTGCGTCTCCAAACCAGTTCGTTGGCTGGAGTTAAAGTGTCCACAGGTCGCGTTGACAATTACAATTCTGCCACGATACCCGTGGCTGTTGACGATACCATTGCCGCTATAGCTAGGACCTCGAGTTATCCACTATCAATGCCCCAAGTGTTGTCCTTCACTGAAGGTGAAAGGACCCATGCCGCGGCGTTGTTAGAGTATCACATGTCAAAAGGTGGTACTAAACCGAATGTGGTGTGTCCGGTACCGATGTCGACACGACGGTACCAATTCGACCCGCGTAACTTTGACCCAGTGGCAAAGCCGTCGTTGGTTGGTTTCATGTCCCCTCTTGTGCATGATGCTTTTTGTCCTGACCTTAGTGTCGGGAATGAGGAGCATTGTGTGGAGGAGAGAGTTGAAAAGGTTCGCCCGAAGGAGCTTCCTTTGAGCACGTTTCTCGTCCAGGTGATGAAAGAGTTTTCTGAACTTCTTGTCCCGGACGTTATGGTCCATTCATTGGATCCGGTTGATTATGATACTGTCTTGGATCGCCAAGTACGCCCTTCACAACGGCGTATCCTGGCCAACGCTGAATGCTCTAAACCCAAGCGGTTAATTTCTATGTTTATGAAACGTGAACCATATATGGCTCCTAAACCTGCACGGGCCATTTCAACTATAAATGGAGTTGACAAACGTGAGTACAGTCGTTATATGTACTCATTTGAGAACGTACTGAAGAAACAACCTTGGTACGCTTTCGCTCTTACTCCACGTGAAATTGCCGACCGCGTTGTCAAGATTTGTGAAGAATGTATCTCACAGACCGCGAACTCTGATTTTAGTAAGTTCGATGGTCATGGATCTAACGTTATGCGTGAGCTTGAGAAAACTGTGTTGATGCGTGCTTTTAGGGTTAAGCACCATACTGAGCTTCTGGAGTTGCATAAAGGACAATTTGGCCTTAAGGCCTATGCAACCTTTGGCACGAGTTATTATACTTCCTATTCTCGTGCCTCTGGATCGCCAGAAACCTCACTTTTCAATACTCTTGTTAATGCCTTCGTTGCCTACTTAGCTTTTCGAATGTCCAAGGATTCCAGTGGTTTGTATCACACACCGCTTGGAGCGTTTGCTAAACTTGGCGTTTATGGTGGTGACGATGGCTTAACTGCTGACCTCGACGCTGTTATTTATAAGCGTGCTGCGAGCAGCATAGGACAAGAGTTGACCGTAGAGCCGATCAGACGTGGACATGGTGGAGTAAAATTTCTTGCTAGAGTTTACTCCCCTTACGTGTGGTATGGCGATTTGAACTCCGTGTGTGATATCAAACGGCAAATTTCTAAGTTTCATACTTCCGTTAGATTGTCACCAGATGTTACACCTCAGATGAAATTGTTGGAGAAAGTACGAAGTTTCGTGCTATCCGATGAGAATACACCTATTATTGGTGATCTGTGTATAAAGGTGATCCAAATACACGGGGTTAAGATAGAAGCGGATAAAAGAGTGAGTCAGTTGAGTACCTGGCTAGCACAATACGACAAAGCCGTCCAGTATCCTAATGCTTATGGGACTTGGATGACTTCATACTGTGAGTTTACCATGCCCGAGTTTGAGTTGAAAAGATTTAAAACTTGGCTTGTGGCGTGCAAGACTCTTGATGACATTTTGAAAGCGCCAATGTTTCAGGCTCCTACACCCGCCAAATCGGATGTACCTGTTGTCATTGATGATGCTGTCATACCGTATGGATGCAAAGTTGTTGCAAAGCCAGCTCGTAGCAAAACGATTTTACCACAAAATCATCAAGCTATTACGACCAACAAACCCA